CAAGCATCATCCGCCCACCGCCTTCAGCAGCGTGTTGTTGTCCAGATTGTCTTTCATGGCTTCCTCCGTCTCCGTGTAGACCGACGCGATCACGCGGGTTCCGGCCTGATAGACGTCCGTCGCGTATCCGTCGCCTGCTTTCGCCGCCACCTGGTCCGCGACTTCCTTCACCGCGTCCGCGATTTCCTGCGAGTGCAGCAGCTCACCGACGCCGGCATAGTTGAGTTCAATCCGGTAGTTACTCAATCCGCTGCACCCGCACTTTCATGTTCCAGCTCAGAGGGATCAGCGCCTCAATGCCCTTCGTCGGCTTCCCGACGATGCGGAAGCGCTCGCCGAAGAAGTCCACCCGGCACCCGGTTTCCCAGGCGTGCGTGTCTCCCTTCGGGATTGCGAGGGTGTAGTCCGCTTCCCGGCTCGTAAGGTCCGTCGCGTCCAGCAGCTCCGACCCGGTCTCGCCCGCCGGCGTAACCAGGACGTTTTTCACCGTCACCGGCGTCTCGTCGTACCGCGGCCGGTTGAAGGCGTCCACGCCGTTTTCCGTCCGCTCCCAGAGCGTCACCGTGATTCCCCGCAGCATCAGTCCATCTCCTCGAAGCAGCCTTCCGGCACCAGATCCTCCACCGGACTCCGGCTTCCGATCGTGTTTCCCTTCTTGAGCATCTGCTTTTCCATCTTCGCGAGGTACAGTTCTCCGCTGCTGCCCGTCGTCGGGTAGCTCCACGTCTGGCTGTAGCCAAGCGCCGACTGCGTGCCCTGGTTGGCGCCCACCGGTACGCCTGTGTCTTCCCCGTCGCCCAGGACCCGCAGCACCATTCGGCAGGAGACGATTTTCTTCGCGTCCGCCTGTGCCCCCGGCGCGTACAGATCGATGATCACCGCCGCGTCCTGCAGCAGCTTCTTCGCGAGGTTCAGCTCATCGTTCGAGAGCTTCCGCAGGGTCCGGTTCTGGACATCGTTAACACTTGCGTAGCTCGCCATCTTGATCACTCCCCGGCGTTTTCCGCCTTGTCTTCCTCAGCCGCCTTTGCCGCTGATTTCTTCCGGCTCTTTCTGGCCGGTTCCGGCTGAATGCCGGTGCCCTCTTCAGGCACCGGCTCCCAGTTTCCGCCGGAAATCTCGCAGGCCGCGTCAATGACCGCGCCCGTTCTGTTGTTCCGGTATTTCATGACGTCAGGACGTCTGGCCCGCGGTGACGGTATCGACGATGCGGCAGAAAGAGCCCGCGTCGAGGATGCCCCAGCCGATATACGCTTCACTGCGCAGCTCGATCTGGTTCTGACGCTTCAGATCACCCTGGCCGTCCGGATCGCCGAATTCGATGATCTCAATCGGGATGTTCTTGGCGTAGCCCCAGCGGAATGCGTTGGCGAAGTCGCCGACGATGGCGAGGTCGCGGCTGGTCGCTGCGGAGAGCTTCTTGTTGACGGTGGTGTTGACGTCCACGCCCATGCCGGCGAAGGTCGCAGGCTTGCCGCCGAATCGGAATTCCGGATACTGCACGACACCGTTGACCTTGACCGCTGCCATAAACTGGCCGAACAGGGCGCTCATGGCGACGCCGTTGACGTCCCGCTCGTTGCCGAGGATGGTCTGAATTGCGGTGTCGAGTACATCGTCCGCGACGGAAGTGCCTGCGGTGTAGGTGGCCGTCTGAGATACCTTCGCGTCGAAGTGGTTGGTTCCGACCACGGTGGAAGCCGCGCCGGAGATCGGGTTAATGCCGTGCATGGCGGCGATGTCCAGGCCGCGGGCAATCTTCTTCGCGAAGCCGTCGGCAAAGGCCTGCAGATATGGAAGCTGCGCCTCTTCGCTCATGTACTTGAATTCGTCCGTCACGCGGTGCTGATAGACGAACTTCACCGGCACGATGGTGACCGGAGTGAAGCCTGCGTCGTTCGGAGACTTCTGAGCGCCCTCGCCGACGATCTCGGCCTCACCGTCCATCGTGAAGACCATTTCCTTCGTGCCTGCGAAGGGCATCGGCTTTGCCGTGCAGAGCCGCGCCAGTGCGCTGTGGCCCCGGACGGCATTGAACATTTCCGTTACCAGCTCGGGCGGAAAGATCGCCTCGCCGTTTACTTTGCTCGTAGTGGTGTTTGCCATTGTTGTTTACCTCCTGTTTTTTTAATTCGAGTTTGAATTGATCTGCGAAATCAGGTTCTGCCAGGCTCCCGCGGTTCCCGTCGTCGCCGGTGTCGGCGTTTCTCCGCCGTCTTTGACGTCCGGATAGTTCCCGCTCTTGGCATAGTCCTGGATTCCTTTTGCCTGTGCTTTGCACGCATCCTCACTGTCTGCCGTCAGCAGCTCCATCGGGACGCCGGTTTCCTTTGCGACCGCTGCCCGGATGTCCCGGATTCGGTTCGCGTCCTTCAGTCCGTTCAGTTCGGTTTCCAGCGCTGTGGCCCGTTCCTTTGCGGCCTGCAGGTCGTTCCCGGCCTTCTCAAGCTCCTGGATCCGCTTCTGCGCGGTTTCGAGATCTGCCCGGTAGGTATCCAGATCTCCTTTCGCCTTTTCCGCCTCGCCTTTGGCCTTGCTGATGTCCGCTCCGTTCAGGTTCATAATCTGGTCGATCTGATCCTTCGTCGCGTCCGGAAACAGTTTGGTGATGTCTTCTCTCTTCATGCTGTGCTCCTTTCGGCTCCGCTTTGATAACGCGGGTTGCATCCGCTCGCCTTGGTAGTTTTACGGGATTCCGCCCAAAGATGTGTATGAAAAAAGCACGCCGCTTTTCAGCTTTATGCTTCAGTCGCCCTGGTATCGTTTGCTCAGCTCCCACGGTTTTTCGATTTTTCCCGCGATGGCGTCTTCCATAACGGGCAGGTCGCATTCCCTGACTCTGTAAAGGACCGTTCCGCACGGAAGCTGCTCAACGGCTGTGATTGTCCCGACAACCAGAACAGTATCTCCGATGTTGTACTTGGACGTCATTGTTTTTCTCCTTCACCGAGCCGTTCCTGCCTCGCCGCGTAGGCTTCCCGCTTCTGCTGGTTGATTTCGTCCTTCTTCTCGGCATACTGCTGGCGCCGCATGACGTTCACCCTGGCTTCCCAGCTCTTCCCGTCCTCGTCGGCCTCGTCGTACATGTCGCGGTATTCCCGCGGGTTGTATCCGGCGTATTCCGTGTCCGGCGTGAACCGGATCGCGTACTCGCAGTCGCAGTTTGCGTGGATGTGCTCGGCGTGCCCGCCGTTCATGGCCGCCTTGCTTGCCGGCTGCCATCCGTTGGAGGCCAGCATGATGCAGAACGCGCAGCTGTCGCCGCTCGGGATCCAGGCGAATTCAGCCCGGTCGCGGATCGCGTTCTTCAGCGTCGTGTCCGCTCCGGTCCGCTTGACAAGTCTTCCGATTGCCTGCCCCATCGACTCGGCCGATGCCTGCTGCTTGATCATCCCGTTGACGGTCTTGGCCACGTCTCCGTAGATGTATTCGTCAATCATGGCCGGAGTCGCCGCCGGATAGTACACGCCCGCCGCTGCGGCGATGGCGTCGTACATCTCGCAGGCCGCCGCTGCCGCGCTCTCTCCGTAGACGGAAGCCAGCTTCACGGCGTAGTCGATGGCCTTCTTTCGGTTTGCGTATTCCCGCTGCACCTGTCGCCTGCCGCTGCGTTCCCGCAGCGCCTCCGTTTCCTCCGTTCCTGGTTTCTTCTCCCGTCGGCGTCGGCTCCGGTGTCTCCATCAGCTCATTCAGGAAGCTGAGTCCCCGGTTCCGGCTCTCCTGGGCCTTGATTCTGCGGATGTCCGCCTGATCGAAGCCGATCATCTCGAGATAAACGTCCGTCTGCGCAAAGCCCTGGCGGGATGCCGCGATTTTCACCGCCGCGTCCGCCGTGACCGCCACCGACGGCATGGCCGGGTTTTTGAAATGAGCCACAATGCCCGTCTGTTCCTCCGTGAGCTCCTCGAGCTTCACGTTGTTCGCGATGGCCAGCGCCATCAGGGCCACGTTCCGCAGCGCGTTTCCGTTTCCGGCGTTGAGCTCCTCGGCCATCGCGACAAGCGTCTGACTCTGGGCAAGGATCGCGTCGGAGCTCGTCGGGTTGGCGTCGTTGACGATGCCGGTGTCCGTGACGCTCAGGCCCGTTGCCGCCGAAAACTGCGTCGCGAGCAGGCGCATCATCTCCACATGCGGAGAAATCGTGCCCTGCTGCAGCTGGCCGAAGGTCGGCTTCTCGTTCGTCTCCGGGTTGACCGTGCCGGCGATGATG